GCTCTCGATAACTTAGTATTAAGTTTCTTCCATTCAATAAAATTATCTAATATTGTTGGAACTAGTAATATCTCATATGTTGTTCCAATATCTGTTCTACCAATTAAACATTGTATACCATTCTTATTAATTATCTTAAATATTTTCAATCTATTGTTCTTCAATATTTGTGATATCATTTCTTCTAAATTCTTTGTCCATGGATTTGTTATTCTGAAACTGATTATATCATTCATGTCTAAAACTGTCCTGAATCCACTAAATGTCTTTTCCTCCTTTATTGATATCTGTCCTGCTATTACTCTATCGAACATCTTGTTCTTCACTTGTTCAGGTGTCATCAATGTAGCTTTGAATCCAACAGCCATATTAGTCTTATTTATTATTTTTTTGATCTCTTCATTGGCATATTTATAATAATCATAATGGAACTCAACTAATTGGTCCCAATTAATGTCTGGATAATTTAGAGATTCACATTCAGCATCTTTATAATTATCAAACTCTTTAACAGAAAAACCCATAATACCTTCATCTGACCATGAACCAATTAAGAATTCAAATCCTGAGTTGTATTTTTGATGTGGTGTTACCAAGACCTGATATTTATTTTTGTTTTGTCTGATTCTGTTCATTTTATATTATAGTTCTGAATAAAATATCTTCTAATAATTCGAATTATTCTGTTCGTAAAAAAATTGAATCTGTAAATAGTCTAATAAGTGACAAGGACTTAAACAAATTATTATCACTAATTAAATCATAACCTAATCAAAAATGATTGACCAATTCATTTCACAAATGACTTACTTGCCTATTGTAGAACTCCTACAATCTAAAAAAACAGAAGTAGAATCAAAATCTGTTCATGTTCCTATTTCTGAAAAGAAGGCTATCCAAGAATCTAGAACATCTACATCTGCCATTTTGCCCGCTTGTTGTGATCTCTTGACTATGACAGGCGGGCGTTTGGAAAATTGTCCTTAAGGAGAAAAGATGTAAATACTATGATCAAAAAATGAGATGTCCACATCGTGATGGATGTATGTTCAAACATGTAGATGTTGTATGTCCAGAATATTTGGATTCTAAATTGACAAGTTGTAGTTGTTCCAAAAAAGACAGAAAGAAGTATAGTCATGATTATAGACACGTAGATTTAGATAAATTTTGTGTTGAATATCAACATTCAAAGAGATGTAAATTTAGTAAGAAATGTAAATTTATTCATATCAGACTAGATAGTTATGATATGAAATATATGAGAGAAATGAAAGAAAGAGAGAGAAAGAGAACAGAAATATTTTGGACTTTCAGGAAACCAATTAAATCATTCGCCATAACAGAATATTGGACAATACCTAGGCCAGTTACAGAATTTTGGACACAAGATGGATTTAGATTCTATCCAACAGAGGATGGATTTATAGATTCTAAAAAAGTGAAATTTTCACATGAGATAAAACTCAGACATGAATATGGATATTATGTCTCACGTGGAACAGAGATTATTGAGAGATTCGAAAAGAGATCTAAATTATTTGAAATGTTATACAAACTATTACCATTCATTCCATTGGACATATTATACATAATTATTGATGACTATTCAGATTATCAGATCCAATGTATTGATGCATGTTATGCTCAAATTGCTCATGGAGATTAATTTTATTTATGAAAATTTGATATAATAATTACTTAATAATATCAAATATTATAACTAATATGAATGCTAAATAGATGATTTCACAATCTGCAATAAATAATTCATTAACATCCAATATATTTCGTCGTGAAATAGTTATTAAGGACAAAATATGCACATTATATAATCAGAAAAAATGTCCATTTAAAGATGGTTGTATGTTCAAACATATAGATATTGTATGTCCTGAATATTTGGAATCAAAATGTATGACTTGTAGTTGTTCGAAAACAAATAGCAAGGAATATAGTCATAATTATAACCATATTGATATATCAAGATTTTGTGTTGAGTATCAATATAAAGGAGAATGTAAAATTGGCAACAATTGTAAATATATTCATATCAAACTAGAAGACTCAGATTATAAATACATTCATGAACGTAATGAAAAAGAACAAAAAAAGACAGTGATAATTTGGAGGTTTAGAACTCCCATCAGAGCATTTGCATTAACAAAATATTCTACAATACCAAAAAGTATTATAGAATATTGGACTCAAGATGGATTTGTATTTTATCCAATCTATAGGCCATATTCAATTAATGGTGGAGTCTCTATTGCCACATCAAAAAATCTAAAATATTTTCATGAATTGAAATATGAATCTGATTATGGATTTCCGTCATATCTTTGTTGTAGTCGTGGAAATGTTATTGTCGAAAATTTTGAAAAGAGAACACAATTATTTGAAATCTTATCTCAGTTATTGCCAATTATTCCATTAGATTTATTATATATAATTATTGATGATTATTCAGATTACCAAATACATTGTATTGATACACGTTAAATAAAATTGATTTTTCTATTTCAATTTGTATCATAATTTAATATTGCCAATTAACAAATACTAAATATATCAATAATTAATATAATAAATATGGATACCATATTCAAAAACACTTGCCATAAAGATAACGATAAAGATACACAATTAGTAGATGATGTTTGGGATATGAATTATGGAAGAACATCAGACAATAATATTAATGACAATAATAAACCAAATGTCCAAGTGGTTAATCTATTAGGTCTAGATTCAAAAGACAACAAGAAAGATCCAGATATTGAATGGAATAAGTTATGTAATGTTTATGAAGTCACAACCAGTCAAAAGAAAGCATTAACCAATACCAATACCAATACTAATACTAATATTGCCAAAATAGATAATAATACTACTAATATTGCAAATAATGTAATTAATGCAAATGTCAAAACTAAAAAGAAAAAGAAGAAAAATAATAAACCCGAATTAAATAAAAAATGTGTTGGATGTGATTGTAATAATGATGAAGAATATGATAATTATGATGACACATATGATTCATATTACAATGATTGAATGATTGAATTTAATTAATTGATTAAAATTTATTTATCAAAAAATTTGATGCTAAAAGATCATTAATATATATTAATTTATCAATATATATTAATTTGGCAATGTCATTAATATCAACACATCAATTATTTGTAAAACAAGGTAATATATGTCCATTCACTCCAACATGTATGAATGGTGTATGTTGTGTTGGTGAATGTATTAAACCACTTAGTCAAAAATATTATGAAAAGGTTTATTATTTGTCACAATGCAAACACAGAACACATGAATGTAATTCAGATAGATTAATACATATTGATATCAAAATATTCTATTGTAATTTATGTAGACTACAAATCTGTTCTTATTGTGAACTTGAACATGAATTAGATCATCAAAAAGAACAACATGAACTTAAATTAAGTATTTGTCAAAACACTACACATAAGATAGAACTAAAGAAATTGCCAGTTGAAGACATATTTCAATTATACATCATTGACTGTGAAAAGTGCAATAAGACTTATTGTAATCATTGTTATTATTTGCACTATGAAGTACATTATTTAGAAAAAATAAATGATTTGAAATCATGTCAATCTGAAATACATTTCTTGATAGAAATAGACAAAAATAGTGTTAAATCATCAAAAATAGATTATTGTAGTCTTTGTAATATACTTGTCTGTTCATATTGTGTTAAACAACATATATTAGAAGATTCAAGACATATCAATAATTTAATAACACAATATAGTGATCATTCAAATAGTCCAAGTAATTTACCAGACGAAATCGATTTACAGAACTTACATAATAACAAATTATGATTTTTTTATCTATTCAAAATAAAAAAATTAGAAGAATTGTTTCAGATTAGGATTTTCCCATTTGTAGTTCTTCAAGATCTTGGATGTTTCAGCATCATAGACCACATAATACTTTCCTTTGGTCTTGATAGAAGGTTTTTTGTATCTGCCTTCTTTTTCATAAATCTTTACAGATTCATTAGCATCATCCATATTGGAACATACTTTAGTCATATTAGAACGATGGACTTCTCTAAACATTTTATCCATATCAAAACCAAGTGAATGACCGAGATAATAGACAATTTCTTGGATTTCAGCCAAAGTTTCGCCTAATTTGTTAAACTTGTCTGATGGAACTTCATTATCATATTGAACAGTCATAACACAGGCAGAACATTTAAATTGTTTAATCAATACATCAAGTAACAAAACACAAAAATTAATATTGTCTGTTGTTTCCTCTGTAAATGTTGTGATTGGTTTTAGACCAGAAGGAGTATCAATATTAATATTTTTCTGTTTCATAGTTTGATCGAGATTCAGTCCAATACAATGACCAGCACCATTAGTGACATATGATAGATCACACAATGCATCAGCCATTTCAACTAGATCTTTGTTTTTGTAAGCAGTTTCAAATTCTTTCAGTTCTTCTTCCATTAGAGAGCATCTAAAGTTGATCAATTTCATTCCGTCATCAGATTTGAACATAGTGACAAATGGTTCTGTTCTTTGAGGATGACCAAATGTATCATGAAATTCCCCCACTAATTCAAAGTGTGACAGTTGCTTAACTTCCTCTGATTTGTTTGTTGACATATTAATATTGCAGTTTGATTTGTATTAATATGATATTATTTATAACTATTTTATGGAATATTTATTTCAATTTTTTATTATTTATTGTAAGTTCTTTAAGTAAGACTTTACTATTTTAATAATTGAATATGAGATTATTCAATTCATTAATCAATATCAATTATTAAAAGGACTACTATATCATCATTCTATTTGTGACTATCAATTATTAAAAGGATTATTGTATCATCATTCTATTTATGGCTAATTATCAGATTATCTTATTGAAAAGGATTATAGATTAATTCTTCAAGAATATATATTAAATAATTTTTCATTTATTAAATAATTGAATAGTCAAGTTAGAGAGAGAGGGGTGGTTTATAACAGAACAAACCTTTTATAGAATTTATTCTTGGAATTTTCCATAATTTCTGTCACAATAAATTTATTATATATTGCACTTTTATCAGAAATTTTCATAAAAATATGAATATTGTTCTGAATATTCATATTAATTAATAATGTAATTATTTATTTTTTAATCTTTTTTGCGGATTTATTATTATTTGAATTGTCTAGTTTTGATTGTGCTAAAAGTAATTCCATTTCTTTTAGTTTGTATTTAAGTTCTTGTTCTCTAAATAAGATATCCTTTACTTCTAATTTGTTTTTGTATTCTTGTTCTTTCAATTCAAATATATGTTTCTGTTCATTCATTCTTATTTGATATTCTTTCTCATTGACATTAATAACTGTTTCAAGCTCCTTGATCTTCATTTCTAATTTTGATTTCTCAATAAAAAATGACTCTGTATGACCTGAATATTTTAATGCCAATTTTTCATATATCTCTTTAGTTGTTTTCAGTTCTTTTGTTGACAGAACTATTAATTCATCATGTTTCATATATTTTATTTTGTTATCTGATAGAACATTCTTTAATTCTGATTCTGCTTGTGTTATGTATAGTGGATCAATAAATGAAAAATAAATAAGTTTCATTTCAACATCTAATTCTTTGTATTCATTTTTATGACCATTTTTCCTTTGATTAAAATCTTTAGTCAAACCAAATTTATAAACAACATCTTTGTCATCATATTTATTTCCAATATTCATTTTGGATCTGAGATCTTTAACATAACCCAGTGATGTCAAATATACACATGGCATCGATCTAGCACTAGTATTAAATAGTTCTTGAATGGCTTCATATGAAACACCTTTCATTTTACTTATCAATTTGTCTTTCTGTTCATTTGTTCCATATTGATGAGTAAACAATGTTTCAGATGCCCAATTGACAAACTTTTCAGCACGTCCTGATTTTGACACAAATAAAACCCTTAATAGACCATTGTATGTGAGAAATAATTCTTTTTTAATCTGAATTTTAGGTGTTTTTTTATTTGTTTTTTTTTCGATAGGATCGAAATTTTTCCTGTTAAAAAAATTGTAATGAACGATTTCATTATAGCCATCATATCGTTTATCTGTAATATTTTTTTCTAAGTTGGGCATTTTGAAAGCATTCATAACATCTTTTACTCTAAAATAGCACTTATTATAATGTCTTTCGCCTCTCATCTCAATATCAACAAAATGATCTTCATCATCCTTTAATCTTTCATTTTCAGGAATAGAAATTATTTCAGGCGCTTCTTCAATCTCGTGTTTTACTTCATCATTTTCTGCAAGTTCTGGAATATTATTTTTTGTCCATTCGACTTTGAATAATACTCTGTCTACTTTTTTAGATTTTCCATTTGTTTTGATCCATTCTTTAGTTTCTGGCATTTTTGAAATATATAGGAAATTTTTTCATTAATTCATCTCCTTCATAATATTCGATATTGTCAATATTTATTGTTTGCATTTTTGTTTATTTATTACTTAACTATCTATAATAATTATTCTTTATGTCAAAATAATACAAATTAATTTTTAATTAATAAAATTATTTTCAATTAATTGGTCATTTTTATCAATATATAATTAAATTAATAAGATTTTCCATTTAGTATCACTTATAGAGATAATCTGTCAGAAAAAATTGACACTTAATGAATTTGCCATTATATCTATTTAATTCTCTATTAATTATCATATCAATCAAATGTCATTGTCACTCAATCAAGAATTCAAATATGTCCCTAATTATTTCCACCAAGACTATCAATCCCTAAGAAATCATTCCAATCAAAAACATAAAGTATTAGTGGCTATTATGGACACTGGTATTGATCCTGGTTCTTATGGTCTGTCTAAATGTCCTGATGGTTCCCCCAAAATTATTGATGTTATTGATTGCACCGGTTCTGATGATATCACTGTATCATTAATTGACAATCATAAAACTTATTCATATGTATTAGATAATCTTGATCTTATCAAACAGAAAATTAATTCCGACAATTTCTCCAATAATATTACTAATAATGATATTTTGGATAAATGTAAATTCTATTCTGGAATTAGATCACTTTCATCTTACATTTCTAAAAGAGAATATGACCATTTCGAAAAAGAAGCACAACAAGTGGTTGATAATGTTGTTCTGAAAATTCTTGTCTGTGTTTACAAAGATTTCAAATATTGTATTATCGATCATGATGATCTCAAACCAAAAACAATTATTACTGAATATCATATCAATCAAGAATATGGATCTATTCCATTAAGATCTGATCTCCGGTTAAATTATGCATTCCATCTTTATGATAATGTCGATGACAACTCTAAAATATGTTCACTTGTATTTGATAGTGGTAGTCATGGAACTCATGTAGCTGGTATTGTAGGTGCTTATTATGGTAATGATAGTGAAATGAATGGTATTAATCCAAATGTCCAATTACTCAGTCTGAAAATTGGTGATTCACGTGTTAATGGTATGGAAACATCTATGGCCTTGATTAGAGCCCTTCATGAAGTTGCAAAATATGATTGCCATTTGATTAATTATAGTTTTGGTGAACCAATTAGTTCTGAAAATCCCGATTATGGCAAGTTTATTAAATTGTTAAATGAATATTCATACAAACACAATATTACATTTGTCACAAGTGCCGGTAATTCTGGTCCTAATATTACTACTACTGGTGCACCATCTGCTGTATGTGACAGAACTATTACTATTGGTGCATATACAAATCAAAAATTCTTAAATGATATTTACAATCTATCTGAAAATAGTTTTATTGAAGGAACATATCAATGGTCATCTAGAGGTCCTAATAATATTTCATCAATGGGTGTTGATTTAATTGCCCCCGGTTGTGCACTTACCTCACATCCTACATGGAATAAATCATCCATCAAAATGTGCAATGGAACTAGTATGGCATCCCCTAATGCTACCGGATTTATTTCATTAATTTTATCACAATGTTCAAGTCCAAAAGACTATCCACATACTTATTATTTGAAGAAATATCTACATGAAACATGTTCAGAAATTGAGAATTTGGAAAAAATAAGTCAGGGTCATGGATTAATTGGACAAAAATATATTTCACCATTAAAAGTCTTATTTAATATGAATTATGGATATTATTATGATTTTGTCATTAATGGCGATTCTAATAAGAGAGGTTATTTTTCATTCTCTATTAATGATGATGAGAATAAGAATGAATATGAACATTTCACAATGACAATTCAAATCAAAAAAATAAATGATAAACTAGATTTACATCTTTTCAAACAAGAATTACGTATCGATTACAGTGATTTTAATTCTGAAATAACTGGACCATCAAATGTGATAATACATAATGATATGTTGCCGTTACGATTCAAATTTAAGAAATGTCCTAATATTTCAGGATATATCAAATTCATTAATAATTCAAATGATGATATCATGTTAGAAATTCCTGTCAATCATATTGCAGGTAAACAATTGGATACTGATAATATGATGAATATTAAAGTGAATACAAAACCAGGACAAATACATAGACAATATATTTATCCAAAGACACCAACATTAAAGTTAGAATACAACACCCAAAATGACAAGAATATTTTTACAGATCTAATTCAATTAGTATCAAATACAAGATATGACAATAGAAGTGATGATCACATTTATCAATATGACAAGACAGAATCAAAAATAAAAGTATTCAAAGTAATTCCCAATATATTGACAGAGATCACATTCTATACACCATGGAGTTATACATATGGTATTAATGCAATTATTAATATGACTTGTCTTAAAACACCATCAATAACCCTTAATAAGAATATATACACTCCAAATGAAAATGTGGAAGTGATATTCAATAATAATGGATTGATTGGCGAACACAAATATAATTTGACAATTGATGAAGTTGTCACAATATATCAACCTATTTCAGCTAAATTAGATAAATTGGATAATAGATATCAAGATGATAACAAACCTGTCAAACGATTGAGATTAGAATACAAAATTAATCCACATTCAGAATGTGAATATCAAATTGACTCACATAACAAAGTATATGATTCATTGATGTATATGTCAGGATGTATTATTGGTATGTATCATGAAAGAAATGTATTTTTTGGTAATTATGTTCCTAAAAGTGTGAATCAATTAGTTGACAAGATTTATGTAGATTATTATGATTCAGATGAAACACTATTAAGTAAATTAACTAATACATGTCTCAAAGCAACAAGGAAATCAAACATTAAGATTTCCCAAGAATACAAATTGAAGAATGGAAAAAATATAGTCAAAATACCAGAATACAATATCAAGAATATCTATAATGGAGATTATGCAATATGTAGATTATTAGGATGTGAGATTATTGTCATTCATCACAATAAACTAAATATCAATACTTCGAAAGACAATATAAAGGATGAAATGAAGAATGAGATAGAACAATATATGAAGGATTTTAATAATGTGAAATATTTTTTGACAAGAATATCAGAGAATAAATTAAATCTGTTAGACAACAATGATTATGATCCATTTGACGAGGCCATTAGATTTAACAGTATTGGACAATGTTATATTAATCCAGAGACAGCAACAACAACAGACTATCAGAAATTATTGAATAGACCATTAGAAGAAAAGACAAAACTAGAATATATTGGGACATTGTTGAATGATTATGATCTATATGAATTCGATAAAATTGGTTTAATGGATAATGATAATGATAATGATAATGACAGATTAAAGAAGAGAGTTAAACTAACATATGACCATTTGAAAGAACAATCATTATTAAAGACAACACCATATAATGTGATTGAATTAGGTAATATTATTACAAATGATAAACAGAATGAGAAGATTGAAGAGAAATTAGAGATTGTCAAGAAATTAGAAGATGATATAAATTATTGGAAGAATTGCAAGATTGAAGATTTGAATAACATTAGATCTGAAATGATTAATAATTTGAATGAGAATGATAAGAAGAGAAATTTAAAGAGGAAATATGAATTGATAAGTAAGACAAATGAAAAACCATTTTAGATGATAATTATTTATTTATGATACAAAAATAAAATATTGATATAATATAATTATTTAAAAATAATGAGCTCATCTAGAACGAGTTATAAAAAAACCGGAAAGAATGTCACTGTTAAAAAACAAGACTTAATAAATCTTGTAAATGAGAAGATCATACAATATGAGAATGCCAAAGCATCAGGGAAAAAATTAATAATGGCAAATCCCTATACTGAACCTATATATACTAAAGTTGAAGGTGGCAAGATGATTCAAATACCATTAGAAACACAATCTGAAGCAGTTCGCAATATGGTAAGAAAATTAAAAGAATCACATAAAAGACTTGTTTCACAACCAACACATACAAGACTTGAGAGAAGAACAAGATATGAGGGATTTGATCCATTTATTTTAGATAAACAATTGAGAGAGGAGACATTAACAAATGAGGTAGATCCAGAGTTGATGAAATTAAGAGATAGTGAGAATAGAAGAAATAATATTAATATGCCTGATTTGCCACAAGAATATACAAGATTTGAAGAAACAGAACAGGAATATGTTGGTGATAGAATTGATATGTCACAAAATTATCCTAATCATCCAAAAAATGACCAAATCATACCTGATGACACAAATGATATGGAATATCCATATGATACAAATGAATTGGAATATCAACAAGACGAATACAATTCAAGAAGAAGATATATTAATTCATCAGCAAAACCTATACAATCATTTGTGGATGGTGTTGAATCAGACATATCAACAGAAACATACAATATTGAGACAGTAGGAATTGAGAAATTTGCTCCAATCAATACAGAAGAGAATGATGTAAAAGACACATATATTGGTCAAACTAATCAGTCAAATCAGAATGAGGCAACAGATAATGGAGAATATTATGATGCAAATTGTGAACCATGTAGAGAAATGAAATACACAGATGACAATAAGATGTCATATGATGTAGATGTAGAAGGAAATGAAGATGATCAAATAGAACAATTTGACAGTGATGAATTTATTAGTGATAGCACATATAAATATTTATTTTTCATATTATTATTGGTAGTGGCATATTTGGCATATAATTATAAGAATCAACAATCAATAATTTAAATGCAAATTAATTAAATATATTTGTAAGAGATATATTTAATGAAAAAAATAAAACAGATATTTGTGTTGATGCCAATTGATTTGTACGAGGATATAACAATATTGAAAGACAAAAAAGTAATATTAATAGAGGAGAAACATTACTTTGATAGATCATCAAAAAAAGATGGATCGATGAGATTCAATATTCTAAAACCGATATATCATAGAGCCACAATGAGATGTTATTATGATTATTTGATAAAGAACAAGATTGATTGTGAATATATTGGTTTGAAAGAAAATTGGACAGAAATTATTAATAAATATCTTGCAAAAAATAATATTGATAATCATATATTATTTTATGACCCTGTTGATAGATATATTGAGTCATTAATTAAAAAGAGTTTTGATGATTATGAAATAATTGACACACCAAGATTTATTTTATCTAATACTGATTTAATGGATTATGATGGTCCATTGAAACAAACATCATTTTATTCATGGATTAGGAAGAGGACCAATATACTTATGGATAAAGATGGAAATCCTGTTTATGGAAAACTCACATTTGATAATGAGAATAGGAAAAAACCATATTCTGGAATAGATGATGATTTGGAAGATGAAACAATTTACAATAATAACAAATACATTGTTGAAGCATTTAAATATGTTAAAAATAATATTGATGTGAAAAATCTAAGAGTTAGTTCAAATGAATTAAAAATTAAATTTCCAATTGATATAAATGGAGCAAAAAGTGCATTAAATCAATTTTTGAAAAATAACATATTTAGGTTTGGGGATTATCAGGATATATTTTTGAGGAATGAGGACAATTCATTAATATTCCATTCAGGAATAAGTCCAATGATGAATGTAGGATTATTAACACCCAAAGATGTGATTAATACAGTAATGAAATATTATACTAAACAGAAAAATAAGAAACAAATAATAAATAATGTTGAGGGATATATTAGACAAATAATAGGATGGAGGGAATTTTGTAGATATACATATAAATATCATTCAGACAAATATTTAAAGAAGAATTATTTCAATGCCAAGACAAGAATAACTAAATCATGGTATGATGGGACAACAGGAATAGGACCTGTAGATAATTGCATCAAAAAGGCATTCAAATATGGATATTTACATCACATAGAGAGATTAATGGTGATGGCAAACATAATGACAATTGGACAAGTATTACCTCAGGATATGTATAAATGGTTTATGGAGTTTTCATTAGATTCATATGATTGGGTGATGGAGTATAATGTATATTGTATGGGATCATATGCAGATGGAGGTAATT